CCAAGGTCTTTCCCTTGGATCAGTACCTTATTCCGAACGCTCGATACATCGAGTCTCTGGATAAGGTGACAGTCCTCGAACCCGAGGCAGAGATACCCGTAAGGGTTATCACTGTCCCTAAAACGTTGAAAACACCCAGGATAATCGCTGTGGAGCCTACCTGCATGCAATATATGCAGCAGGCTTTGCTCCGAAGCTTCCTGGTAGCTTACAATAGGGATGAACTCCTACGTAAGCTTATCGGCTTTGATGACCAAGTCCCTAACCAGGACATGGCACGCAAAGGCTCTCTTGATAAGAGAACGGCGACACTCGATTTGAGTGACGCTTCCGATCGTGTTTCCAACCAGCTCGTAAGAGCGATGCTGCATCAGTGGCCTAATTTGCAAGAGGCTGTTGATGCTACTCGGTCTAGGCGGGCTGACGTACCGGGACACGGAATAATCCGTCTCTCTAAGTACGCGTCTATGGGTTCAGCGCTCTGTTTCCCTGCGGAGGCTTTGGTCTTTACGACCATTATCTTCTTAGGGATACAGAATGCGCTCAACAAACCGCTGACCAAGAAAGATATTAAATCTTTCATTGGCTCGGTGCGTGTCTACGGGGACGACTTGATTGTTCCCGCAGAATGTGTGCATACCGTTGTACAGGCACTAGAGCATTTCGGTGCTAAAGTTGGCCTGGACAAGTCTTTCTGGACCGGAAGGTTCAGAGAGTCTTGTGGTAAGGAATACTTTAATGGACATGACGTTTCAATCGTCAGAGTCCGGCAAGCGTTACCTTACACAACGGCAGACGCTACTGGTGTGATCTCGACAGTATCGCTGAGGAACCAGCTGTTTCACGCTGGACTCGTAGATACTGCCGCGTGGCTGGACACCCGCTTGGAGAAAATACTAAAATATTTTCCCACTGTGGGACCAGACTCACCCGTGCTGGGCAAGGAAGCGTACCTTCAACCTTATCAGGTTGATAAGATGCATCCTTACCTGCATAGCCCTCTAGTTCGGGGCTACGTAGTGCAGGCCAAACCTCCAGTAGATATACTGGACGGAGAAGGAGCCCTGCTTAAGTGCTTACTCAAGCTGGAGTCTGATAGTTATTCAAGGGATGTTGACAGCTATGTCAACTCAGTTCCCTGCTATCAGCCTGGCACGTTCTCCATTGTAAATAGGAGAACTTCCTCTCGGCTACCAACCGGGAGTAATGACGAGAAGCACCTAGAGCGTTCTGGACGCCCCAAGCGCGTCGGCATTAAGCTTGGTTGGTATCCACCCTACTAAAGGGTTGGAGAGGCCTATTTACTTGGCCTTGTGGGGGGTAGCCGATGATTCCTACAGGACTAGGCCGTCCTTTACGGACGTAACCTACCGGTAGGGCCTCCGCCGTTTTTCGGCGGGGGTTCACACTACCCTGGGGGAGTAATTCCC